CATACTTTAACAGATAGTGTTTCCGATTGTTTAGAAAAGAAAAGAGTTATGGAAAGAAACATGCCTACCACAATGATATCTTGTGGTCAAGTGGAAGCAGAATTAGAAGAACTACAAGGTAAAGTATTTATAAAAAGCATTCGCAAAATGGAACATTAATGGTATAAGAGATTATGCAAATAGATAAATTTAAAGATTATAGTGGATTATTATTAAGATGGACTTTAATCGTAGTTTCTATATCTTTTGCATGGTCTAATCTAGATAACAGAGTTTCTAATCTTGAAGCTGATGTAATTCCTATTTCTCAAAAAATAGATTTTTTAGTTGAGGCTAATCAAGCTATGATGCTTGATATAGCAGTGATAAAAGAAAAAGTTATGCAACTAGAGAATAAAGTAGATAAGCCATAGTTATGGCTAAAAAACAAACAGACTCTTCCAAAATAATTGAACATGTAGCTAAAAAGACTACAATTGGTGATGGTAGGATAAGTTGGTCTACTATGAATAAACATAAAAGACGCAACTTTAAACAATATAGAGGTCAAGGTAGATAATGTCTATTTCTAGGTCTCAAATGCAACAACAAGTATCTACAGGAGGTAGAGCAATGAATAAAAAACTAAAACCTGTTCCACCAAAAAACAAAGGATTAAAAAAATTACCCACTAAAATAAGAAACAAAATGGGTTACATGAAAAAAGGTGGCAAGGTCAAATAATGTGTCAAGGATGTGATTGCGCTAATGACTGTCCAAATAAAACAAAGATGCTAGATAACTGTCAAAAATGTGGTTGTATTTGTCATACAGAAACTAGCTGTAATTGTGAGTGTGCTATTTGTGAGTGTGTAGATTGTAAAAAAACAAGGGAGGAACAAAATGGGTAAAAAACTAACACCTTCTGAAAAATATCAACAATTAAAAAAACACACCGAAGACGCAGGAATGAAGGTTCAAGAAAAAGACGGTAAAATAATTGTTACTAGGAAAAAGAAAAAATAATGGGTAAACTTTGTGCAAAAGGTAAAGCGGCCGCTAAAAGAAAATTCGATGTCTATCCCTCTGCTTATGCAAATATGTATGCTAGTGCTGTTTGCTCAGGTAAAATAAAACCTGGTGGAAAAACAAACAAAGATTCTCAAAAAAGAAAAAAAGTTTCTAACTACAATCAAGGAGGAATTGCCAAAGGTTGTGGTGGAATAATGGAAAATAAAAGAAAAGTAACAAAGAGATTTTAATGGCTAAAAACGGTTTACGTAAATGGGTCAAAGAAAAATGGGTTGATATTGCTAATCCACGGTCCGACGGTTCGTATCCAGCGTGTGGTCGTTCAGGTGGAGAGAAAAGAAAAAAATATCCTAAATGTGTTCCTATAGCCAAAGCAAGAGCAATGTCTAAAGGACAGAAAAGATCAGCAGTTAGTCGTAAACAAGAAGCTTCTAATAAAGGCCCTAAACCCTCAATGGTTAAAACAATTGTCAAGAAGAAAAAAAGCTGAAGACATAAAAGAAGACGTCATAAAATGGTCCAAGACTGTTTTAGAACCGATGAACAAGCATTTAGGTTTTCCAGCGTGTCCCTTTGCAGCGAAGTGGAGAAAAGATAATAAATTACGAATTGAAGTTCGTACGGATAAATCGAAGTATGAAAAACATCTTACCAACGTCTTAAAAGATTGGAATAAAAAGCAACATGACATTATTATTTTTTGTGATCCTTTCTTCGATCAATATAGTCCTGAACAGTTTCAAGAAAAAATAGATTTTTATAATAAAACCTATAATCGACGAGATGTTTATTTTATGGGATTTCACCCTGAAACACCAGCAGATCCTAATAGTGAAGCTTTTCTTTGTGATCCTACAGATAAACCTGTGGAACACTCTGATTTAGAATACTCGATGATGCTTATACAAAAGTTTAAACAGCTTTATGAAGCAAGTTGCAAACTCCATAAGATAGGCTATTATGAGAAGTGGCCGAAGGAATACTACGAGGAAGTAGTGTCTGAAAGGCAAAGTACGTACGAAAAACTTTTTAAAAAAGGAGTAAAATCATGATGAAAAAGAAACAAGTTGTCAAAAAACGTGGTGGTGGAATGGCCAAGAAGCGTGGTGGTGGCATGATGAAAAAACGTGGTGGTGGCATGATGAAAAAACGTGGTGGTGGCATGATGACAAAAATGAAATCAGGTGGACCTATCAACCAACACAAAAGAATGGCAATGGGAGAAGAGGTTAATTAATAATGGCTACCTCTGGTACAACTACTTTTAATTTAGATATTGATGACGTTATAGAAGACGCATACGAAAGATGTGGTCTTGAGACTCGTTCAGGTTATGATCTAAAATCTGCACGTAGAAGTCTTAATATTTTATTTCAAGAGTGGATGAACAGAGGTGTTCATTTATGGAAAGTAGAAAATGTTACAGCTAACTTAACTGCTGGAACAACCAATTACACTGCTCCTAGTGATGCGAGTGATGTTTTAGAAATGACGTTTAGACAAGTTTCTGGTGGAATAACTACCGATACAACAATGACTAAAATATCACGATCTGAGTACCAAGCTCTTCCTAATAAATTTTCTCAAGGACAGCCTACGCAATATTATGTAGAAAGAAATCTTTCTAATGTAGTTATTAGTTTGTATCAAACACCTAATACTACTGATACTCAAATAAACTATAATTATATTGGAAGAATACAAGACGTCGGTGCTTATACAAATCAACCTGATGCTCCATTTAGATTTCTTCCTTGTATGGTTTCAGGACTAGCTTTTTATCTTTCTCAGAAAAAAGCACCTCAAATGACACAGGCCTTAAAACTTTATTATGAAGATGAACTACAGAGAGCTTTGACAGAAGATGGTCAGCGTTCCTCTGTTCACTTAGTTCCTCAAGATTATTTTATAGGTTCATAAAATGGCTACCTTTGCTACGGGTAAATATGCTCTTGCAATCTGTGATCGTTGTGGTCAGCAATATAATTTTAATCAATTAAGACAAGAGTGGAATGGTTTAAAAACTTGTCCTGAGTGTTACGAACCTAAACACCCACAATTAGATCCTCCTTATCATTCAGCAGATGCTCAAGCGTTGCCTTGGTCACGACCCGCAAGACAAGAACCTGTAACCGTTTTTGTTGGAGCCCCAGGAGACAGTGCTTTTACTTCTAATGGAATGCAACCTTCTACACAAACAAGGGACTTGAATCCTGTAACATCAGTTGGTACAGTCACAATTGTAATATCATGAACTATAGCGAATTATTAACTAATGTTAGAAACTACACCGAGGTAGACAGTAATGTCTTATCTAATTCGGTGATTAATGTCTTTATTACGAATATTGAAAATAAAATTGCTAGACAATTAGATAGCGATGATCAAAGAAGATATGCAACAACAACTTGTACAGCCAATAATGCTTTTTTAGATGTCTCTGGACCTGAAGGTGGTTTTCGTTTTGCTCGAGCCTTACAGTTAGTTAAATCAAACGATGAGCGTGTTTGGATTGAACAAAGAGACGCTACTTTTATGGATGAATACGCTGTGGAAAGATCCACTTCAGGTGATTATACAGGTCAACCTAAATATTGGGGTAATTGGGATCAAAACACTTTAATTTTAGCTCCTACTCCTGATCAAGTTTACACTATTGAAATGTGGTATGATGAAACTCCTGAGCATTTAGATACAAGTAATGCTAGTTCAACTACTTTTGTTTCTAATAACGCTCCTGAGGTATTGTTGTATGGTGTTTTGGGGGAAACCTTTTCTTACTTGAAAAACCCTCAAGATATGCAATTATACGAAGCTAAGTACCAAGTAGCTCTGCAAGATTTTGCTCAAGAGCAAATGGGTCGTAAACGTAGGGATGAGTATCAAAATGGTGTGTTACGCATTCCGATGAAATCGCTAACACCATAAAGGGAGTAACTAAAAATGGCAATTAACCAAGCAGTTTGTGCAACATTCAAACAGCAGTTGTTAGATGGCGATCATGATATATCCAACGATACA